CCTACAATCTTGGTTTTCGGTACAAAATTTAGAGTGACCTGACCGCTGTCGGCGGCATTCAGCCGATATTTAGTCATTTTTCTTGCCTTTTGCCTTCTTTTTGCGAGGTTTTTCCTCGGTTTCAGAGTCAATCTGCTCTACTTTGGCTGTTTCAGCCTTCTGAGGTTTGATTTCCTCGAATTTGCCCTTGAGGAACGCCATTCTCTCCTCAGGACTGTTGAAATGCATTACATTCATCGTTTTTACCTCTCAAGGCTGATATGAGAGCGGTTATGCCCCCATATCAGCTATTATCAGCACTATTCTGCGCAGTAAGGGTCAGCCTTCGTGATGCTGCCGCTCTGTGTAACAGTTACAACAGCCTTAACTACCTGACTTGGGTGAAAATATGTGATGGTTTCGCCCGGAACGGTGACCATTTCGCCAGACAGATACATGCCAAGTGCTTCGCTGCCGATAGGACTTGTAGCGGTATCTGCTGCGGTTACAGTGCTTGCATCAACGAGTGTGAACACCACCGATTTGAGTGGTTTTGTGTAAGTGATTGCCATAGCTTGATTCTCCTTTTCATTAAATTGGCATTGAGTCGGCTGTAATCTCACTGCCGCTCGATGCGATGAGTGGCATAATTTCAGCCATGGATTTGTTGTCGAGTTTATTAGTGAAATCGGAAATGAATTCCGTGTCGCTAATCGTTGTTGTCTTGTCCAGAACAAGGTTTCCTTCAGCATCCCTTGAGAGTACATACACAGGAATGGTCTTGAGGTACACATGTCCCGAAGCCTGTTCCTTGATGCATCTGTAGCCTTCTACGGTGTGTCCTGAGACTACATGCAGTTTCTTGCCCTTCACCTTGTAGCGGTTGGAGAAGAAGTAGTCAGGATTGATCGCATGCACCCTTTTGCCCGTTCTCGCAAGTGTTCCGTCAGGATTCCTTGTCTGAGTGCCTATCTTAGGCTCTTGTGCATTGAAGCTGTTCAGCACTGCCGCATCTTCGAAGGTGCAGATCTTCTCTCCGTCCTTCTCTGCAAGCGGTGTTACCTTGTCGTACTTGTCGTACAGTTCTTTAAGTCTTTCTGCTTTACCCATATTTCCGTCCTCCTTATGGTTAAAGTTCTTCAAGTTGCTCGTTTTCGTTATGAATATTCTCAGAAAGCATGTCTGCTAAGTCTTCAAACAGTTTCTGAGCTTTCGGCTGTATGATCTCGGTGTCACCGTTACCTATCCTCATAGCGTTCAGCAAGGACATCATGTTGACTACTTTCGTCCGCATGGTGTTCTCGTCTTCTTCCTGCTTCATGTCATACTTGTTGAAGTAGATTTTCTCTACTCCGAGGTGGTCTGCTATGAAGCTGCTGAACTGCTCTGAGTATTTCTCTCTGAGCGGAACGATGGTGTTAATCATAGCGGTGTCGATTATGCTCGTCATTGATACATTTCCACTGACTCCACCAAGTTCCAAGAGTGACGGTGCCATGCCGAAGTCCTGTGCAAGCACCAAAGTGTCATTCTTTATCCATGTGAAGAATTCTGTAGCTTTGGTGACTCTTTCAAGGTGGTCTATGTCCTTGTCAAACATGTTCGAGAGGACTATGACCGAATCAGAACTTGAATTCTTTATGTCCTTTGCGACTCTTGCCGCTTCAGCCTTGATGAGGTCTGCCTGTTTTGTCTGACTTTCAAGCGCATTCTGTATGGCAGCAGATGTCGAAATGTCGTTGTTCTCATCACCTGCCATGAAGTTATCCTTCGGTCTGATGATTATTCTGCCCGGGCCGTCATATCTGATGTCGTAGTTCAGCCTCTCATAGACCGCTGTCAGCAGGTCGAGCCTCGCTTCGTCTGCCAAGAGCGGTGAATGACCGTAAGGAAGGCTTGTATCGTTGCGTATGACCATGAATTCCTGAGTATCAAGTAGTATGAGTCCTTGCTCGTCTATATCCCTCAGGAAATCCTCATATTCTCTGTATTCGTCAAACTTGAAGCGGATCGGCGGTACTTTGCCACCGTCTTTCGCTATCACATAGCCGAGGACAAGTTCGATGCCGTTCCGTTTCAGTGTTAGGATTCTGTAAGTACCCCACTTGTACTGATAGATATCACCATTCAGCCATCTGAGACCGCTTGCACCGTGGGTTATCGCCATACCGATGGCGTTCCTCAGTTCGTCCTTGTTAGTATTCCGCTTAGAGTTCTTATGGTAGAGGAACTCGTTGAGGTCTACATCCGCATTGATGCTCCCTGTTGTCAGACCGTTACTGAACATATAGTTCAGGGTCTGAGTCAGTACATAGTCAGCACCGGGGAGAATCTTCATGTACTCGTCTACCTTGTTGAGTCCATCGCCCCATTTGCGCTTTGGCAGACCGCCTACATCAGAGCAGGAACTGCAATTCAGCATCGATTCAAGTATCTCGTCTACTGTCCGGCGGTCATCATCATTCAGTTCTTCGTATCTGAGGATCTTCTTATCTTCTGCCATGTCCCTACAATGAATAAATTGAATAAATTAAATAATTGCGAAAACTGTATTTTCGTAGAAGAGGATAACCGCATGGATAGCAAGCAGTACCGCATCAAGTTCGTCAGGCGATTTGCCTATTATCGCTTTTATCTCTTCCTTTGGTCGTATCTGTATCTTTCCGCTTGCCTTGCGCTCGTTCGTGATGTAAGGCAGAGCGTCTTTTATCGCTTCTTTTACTTCTTCGGATATCATCAGGACACCGTTATCGGACAGATCCTGAAAGTCAAGGTGCATTTCGGCCCTCATGTTTGCCGCATTGGTCGCCGAATACTGTTTCAGCTTCACTCTTGACTTGGTAGGTGCTGAACCGAAGTTGATGCCTATCACATTGATATGGCGGTCTCTCAGACCTTCGGTCAGCCATACACCCCATCCGACATCGACACACGCAAGAGAAGCGTCATATTCCCTTGCTATGCGTGTTATCTGATGGATTATGTCCTTAGGTGTCTTGCCTTCTATCCATCTCTTCTTTCGGATGGTGACCACCTTCTCTATCCACATCTTGCCGCCACCCACGGCAGCAACTGCCACCTCGATATTGTCCTTGCCCTTATAGGCTGAGTCGATACCGAGGAAATACTGTACATAGTCACCTTGATACGGTGCTTCGTATGTATCAGGCATCGTGAACATGCCGTCACCATCATCATCGAGGATGCAGAGCAGGTATCTTCTCAGTGTGCTTCTGTGTTGGGCAAAAGTGCCTTCGAAGACCTTCTCTTTTGTCAGCCTTTGTTCTTCCACCGCAGTCAAAGCGTCCATCCAGATGATTATTTCCCTCCTGCCGACCTTTTCTTTGGTCACTTCCGAATAGAAGAACCCCGGTTGGTGCGGATTGGATATCATCACTCGCTTGTAGTTGTCGCCGCCAAGTTTCGCAAACTCAGCACGACCAAGTTCCGCAAATGACTGCTCGGATACAAGTGCCGCCTCGTCTATGATGTAGTTTCCCGGCTTACCTACTACCTTGTTCTGTGCTATGTTCTCATCGTAGGTATCACCCGTTGTGATAGGCTCTACGAACCCACCATTGGCAAAGGCTATTTTCTGCTTTGAAACAGATGTGGTCAGCCGTTCTATCTGATCTTTCTTGTTGAGGAGTGCGTTCTTGACTTCGGGTGCTACCTGCTGAAGACTCGAACCTACATGCCCCATTATCATCTTTGTGCCGTCCTGAACGGCAGCGACTACATAGGTCGGTTCGCCCTCATAGGCCATGACATTGGCTATGCGTCCCATCAGCCAGCTCTTACCATATGATGAAGGCGTTATGATAGTTACCTTGTCATAGTCACCGCTGAACACTGCTCCGGCTATCAAGGCCTGAGTGTAGAACAGGTTGTCACCGAAGTATTTACCGATCTCAACGAATCCTATGTACGCAAGCCTGTCTGCCTCTTCCCGAGAGCATGTCAGCCTTTTGTAGTGCTTTGGTATCTTGCCTCTGCCTATCCACGGCTTGAGTTCCTCTGCCGGAGTCTCCTGTGCAAACAGTGCCTGAAGTTCTTTACTGCCCGCTGCCATTCTTGTAGCTCTCCACAAGTTCTTTCAGGGCCGCTTCTTTCTCGCTCAGTGATACGGTCACCGCATTCTCAAATGCGACAGCCGACTTAGTTGAGAACTCCTCAGGGCATTTATGTTCGAGATACCATCTTGAGGTCTTATCGTCCTCTGCCTTCAGAAGTTTGGCTATATTCGTCTTTGCCGTAGCCTTTAGGTCATCCTTCAGCATCTCGCACAGTTCTGCGATGTCAGGATTCTCCTTCTTCCACTTCTTGATGTCGGATGCGGTTATCTGCACTTCAGTATCTGCGGACGCACGAAAAGCGGCTTCTCTGTCAGAGAGTCCGTTCTTCCATGCACCTATCACAGCGCACCAAATATTCTCGTCTACATCTTTCGGCTTAAGGCCGAGGTACATTCCCTTCATGTCAAAAACCTTCTTTCTCTCCTACAACATGAACCTTTATTTTCAAAAAGTCAATACAATTATTTACAAATTTCGCTTATCGTTCGGGTTTTTCATGCATTTTTATGTTTTTTAGCGTTTTATGCCCTTCAAATATTGCCTATTTCCGAACAATAGACTAAAATCTAATTGTCCGAAAGGACTTTTTCCCTTTCCCCCAAAAGTGACAGTTCCTGTGTCAAATGCCGAGAAATCGGCATATGGGTCTTGCTTTCGAGGCTTGTCAGGGTCACGCCCTGAGAGATCCATGTACTCTCCTTATAGACCAAAGTGATAAGTATGCATAAAGGACGCGAGGCAACTCCGTCCTTTTGCTTTGTTCGGATTTTCAGAACCGCTCCCCGTATTTTTTCCAATTCTAAAAACCAAAACCGTCAGAATGACCGCTTTAACTGACCGCACCCCGTATAAATACATCAAAATACAAATAATCGTTCGGATTTGGTCTTGACCTTTGACCGAACACAAGTTTACAATGCGAGTTAAGGACAGTGGTGGTGAACGGCTGCCGTCCGACAACCGAATAACATGCAATGGTCTGCCGTTGAGGGAAGAATGCAGACCTTAAACTATAAAAAACCGCTGTTGGCGAATCAGAGGGTGAAAGTCCCCCGAAGGCTGAACAGATCAGAAAAAATCAGGAAGCTTTGTCGATTTCTGTATGAAACACGAGGCGATAGGGTCTTATCAGACTGCTATCACGGAAGTCCGTGCCGTACATGTCTCCTCAAGGGGCGGATGAGAGGTAACTCACAGGCATGTACAATGGCGAAGTCTTATTTTTTTAGACTTACCTCACATGAGGTAATCTTATTGCGCCTCGAAAAGGAGAATCCTATGAAGTCCACGACCACTTTTAAACATCACTACATACCGAAAAATTTCTACAAGCCTGCTATGCTTGCTATCCAAATCTATACTGACGGTACTCACCGTTCTCTCGCTACAGCCGTAGATATCGCCATCCACTACTACACCGCTGACCCTTCCTCTAAAGACTATATCCACCCTTCACTGCTTAAACGCCATGCTCTCATCAAACACATCCTCGAATGGCTCAAGTCTGATGCAGTTCGCAGATAGTAGCTTTTTTCACAAAGTTTTCAAAATCAGGCTTTTCTGAGAAGGGGGCTTCGTTAAAAATTCTACCAAGTTTTGAAAATCGGTTTTTCCTCAGAAGGGGAAGGGGGCAGGGGGTTCGGCTCTGATTTCTTTGCGATCCGATGCACCCTCCACACGGGGGACGGCGTTTCCTAAACTACCATGAGACACAATATATAGTGTATACGGCACTGCAGAAACACAGTATGCGTAACTGTTCCGTAAATGTAAATTATCGGAATAATTGAATAACGAAACGACAGCAACCGAACAACCTATAATATAGTGATATAGTCTCATACGGCGTTTATTTAGCGTATGACGCTATAAAGTAGCGTTTAGGTATAATATATCGATTGACACAATAAAACCGCTCAGAACGAAAATATGGCGGCCGATATCCTGCAGCGGTCCGTTCTGGAGTCCCTGCCGCCGCAGCTTTTCACAGTTCAGTAAATAAATCCCGAAATATCACCCAACTTTTACACCCCTTCAAACAATCCCGAAATACCGAACGGACCACACGCCACAATGCAAGCAGTCGCAAGGCCTGCAGAAAATACAGAAAATGCGGCAGCAAAACACAATAAGGCTATCGCGCGCGCGTATAGTTCCAAGCAATAAAAAACCCGCCGATTGTGGCGGGCCTTGCATTTAATCTCCGTGCAATAAATATTCAATCCAGTAGAATAATATTATTAATAGTCCTATGATCGGCGCGGCTATGATCGCCAGTAGCAAAGATAATATTGTTATCATGGTCTAGCCTCCTGCCTTCGTTCGGCAGCTCGGACCGCTGACATAATCGCGGCGTTTGGGTGTTCCCCGTCAAGATAGTAATAAATCGCCCTATTTAAACCGCTTGGCAGTAATGTAACCATTATAGATTTGTCCATAAATTCGCGCTGCGCTCGGCTCATGTTTGACCCGTAGCAACCCCACGAATCCGGGGCTATATAGCGATTAACGCCGCTAGTATATACCACTTGCAGTAGGTTTTGTCCCTGTACCTGTAAAATATATTCTATCATTTCGTCTCCCTCCGTTCTATTATTGCCATTGCCAGCGGATAAAGTACCGCCGGAACAATCCACCATAATGACTTGTATATGATAATTGTTGTCATGCTATCACCTCCAGTACATCCGCGGCCGATATTATGAGCCGCTCCCCGTCTGCCGTATATCCCGCCATGGTGCCGCCGTACTGGCGGCAGTTCTGCAATGTAATTGTTTCGGTTATGGTCCTACAGATATGATCATCGAACCACACGCGCCGCCTGCATCTGATTGTTTTTGTCATGATCCCGGCCTCCCTTATTTCAAGATCTTATTAATCACTTTTGTCGTGTCTCCGAGTGTGTAGCACCTGCCGCAACTCATGCAGTCGCGCGCTCCGCAATTGATTGTTATTTCGTGTTCTGCTGCGTATGCTTTTGTATAAACACAAAACAGTTTATCAATGAATGAATACCCATTATTGCGCAGACTGTCATATATGGCCGCCGTTTCGTAACTGTCGAATTTATCGACAGTCGGCAGTGATGCAATTATGACCATGTTCTCCGGCTTGAAAATCTTGTACTGCTCCATAGCGTTTTTGATGATAAACGCGTTTTTGGTCCAGAGTGCGAACGTGCAATGCTTGTTCTGTTCGGCTATCGTGAAATAATTTTTTACTTGCAGAGTGTTAGCAAGTTCTCCAAACGCCTCAAAACGGAACCGGGTAACGTTCAGAAATGGCACCTGCTCCGGCAGGATCTCCGTTTTTGTGAGAAATTCCGTATTACGGGCCATTTTGTCACGGGTGGTTGCTTGATAAGACAACTGCCGCCATGCGTAGCACTTAGCGCAGACAGTGTCCCCGGCGGCGTGTCTCTTTTTGCAGTATTCATTCTCAAGGCAGCTTGTTGATAAGCTCCAGTATCCGGCCATTTTTCCGCCGTGTTCGCGTGTGATTGCGTTGTTTAGTTCGATCATAATATTTTTGTCCATTTTCCTTACCTCCACAACTCCGCGTTGTTACTGCGTATTGATGTATAACTCCCGTCGCCTATGACTACATGGTCCATAACCGGGATCCCGAGTATCTCGCCCGCCTGCAGCAGTCGCCGTGTTGTTTCGATGTCCTCCCGGCTTGGTGTCGGGTCCCCGCTCGGGTGATTGTGCGCGACTATTACCGCCGCGCTTTTTGGTGTCGCTATAGCTGCTTGAAATACCTCCCGCGGGTGTACCTGCGTACTGTTAAGCGTTCCCGCGCTTATATCGTGATAGCCTACAAGCTCCAGTTTTGTATCAAGCACGAACACAAAAAAGTGTTCTGTAAGCAGTCGCCCGGCCTTGATTGTGTTCTGCAGCAGCTCCGCGATATTATCCGCGCTGCTAACTCTGCTGCTGATGTGATACGTTGCGTTTTTTTCACAAACAAGCTCATACTTTTTGAAATAAGATCCCATTTTTGTACCTCCGTTTTTTGTGATTGTTTAAACCTATAATCAGCGGCGCGGCCTGCTGTCGTGCCGCTTGTTACGGGTTTAAGC